TTATTCTATCTTTTTCTAGATCAGTTGTCAAGTTATCAACATACTTATTTAAAATTGTTGTGGTATCTTCTGCCTGATCCACATCATCATCTGCAAGGTCTTCCGTCTCGGTGAAGTCTTCCGCAATCGTAATATCGATTGGTCCAACTTGGTAAATATTATTAATAAAGGTATCAAACAAATATGGATTTGTTTTGTTTACCACAACCACTTTAACATATGTGGTTTTCAGATGTGACAAATCCATTGATGTAATGTCTTTGATCTCTACATCTTTGTCATCATAAACAACCTTCAGAAACATACGATTTGGATTCTGTACGAACTCAAGTTCATGTGTCTTGAGGTCAAAGATATGGAAGCCACGTGGATCATCATAGTCTTGCCATGTCAGTTCATATGGATTACCAAGATAGTGAATGTTCTTCTTGCTTGATTTGTGGTGATAATGACCAGAGAAGACCATATCAAACTTGTCAAACATCTTTGGTTCTAAACCATCATGTGATGGTGCTCCACGATACATCTGGAAGCCTTCAATCTCAAAGTGTCCCATACAGATTGTTGCATCGGTATTTTTGAGTGTCTCCATTGAATCGGTATAATTCTCTGGACAAATCCACGGCATCATGCAAACGGATGTACCATCAATCTGAATTGTTCTTGGATGTCCAATCACATGGATGTTTTCATATTCTTCCAGAACAAGTCTTGGTGAATTAACATCGTTTGTGTTCTTGTAATATGTGTCGTGATTACCCACCAACATATGCACTTTGATATCACGTGCGGCCAACTTACCAAAGAACATCTTCTTGGCACGTTGGAGGGAATAGAAGTTTACATACTTACGTCTATCAAACGTGTCGCCAAGAATAAGAACAGTAGTGATTCCGGCAGCATCAATAGCAGGAAAAAATGTTTCGTCATAAAATTTTTCATAGAAATCCAAAAAGTGTAATGAGTCATTTCTAGCACCGAAGTGTTGGTCAGTTATTATTGCTACTTTCAATTCGTTTCCTTAATTCAGTACTACTATACGTGTGTGTACGGGAATTATAATAATACTCTTTATCAAGATGTTTACCCGTAAAAGGCTTAAATTTATATTCCTCTCCGAGTATTCTAACATCATAATTAACTGTTGTCAAGAGGTTTAAAAGGTCTTCTTCCGTGGAATATGGTATAATTTCATCAACATAACGGCAACCTTTGAGTTGTGTGTACCGTTCAAAAACGGATTGTACCGGTTTATTTTTCTCCGGTCTGTCGATTGTTGGATCGGTCTGTAGTGCAACAATTAGGTAGTCACAATGTTGCTTTGCTTCTTCAAGCATTAGTATGTGACCAGCATGTAACAAATCAAAACAAGAGCATGTCAATCCAATTTTCATATTAATCTTCCAGAAACTTTTCGATACCTTTTTCTTTTTTGATTGCCTTTTTTCTCTTTTTAGTTTCTTCAAAGGTTTCAATAAAGTCGGAAATGTTATCATACAACTCAAATGGTTTAGCTGGCATATCATCATATCCCATTAGTTCATTTTCATCTAGTAGACCAAACTGTTCTGTAGATTTGTACTTAACGTAGAGTTGTTTCTTTTCTTTTTGAATACGTCTGAGGAACGCAAAGTAAATGATTTGTGTAAAGTAAGCAAAAGCATTTGATGATTTTGTGGTATCAAAGTTCTCAAAGTACATCAGACAGTTTTCAATACCATCACCGACCATCTCATCACGGTAAGAATAGTTAATGAAGTTTGGTTTGTGTGAGAGCCCCTCGGCAATCTTCATAAAGCATTCACCAATGTAATTTGGAATTCTTGGCTTCGGTTTACCCTCTTGTTTAGCAACTGCTACCGCTGTTTGGTAGTCTACGAGTGCTTTACAGAAGTCTGCATTGTTGATGTAATGCTTCTTTGGTTTTGGTGTTGGTATGGTATTTAAATCGTTCATAATAATGTTTACCTTAAAAATTGCTTGACATTTGCTTGCCAAAGGCGCACACTCCGATATGTACCCTCTGCATGTTTATATTAATGTATTAGTTCTGATATATCAGGTCCTACCGATTCAAGCATCATTAACATTTCTTCTCTAGAGAGAGATTTTTCTTCTTCGTCAGAAGAAGATGTGTTGAATTGAAGGACTTGTTTCATAGTGCTAACAGCGTTTTCATAATACTCAGAGAAGTCAGAAGTTGGTTCGAGCATGGTTACGATTTCACTTTCAGTGATAAATGCCTCATTGTGACGAATCAATGGAACGGGTAACCAATGGTCCATCATAATGATGTGTTTACCGTTTCTGTTGTCCGTTTTAGTAATAACCACCATGGGTTCTCTAACAATAAAATTCAATTTATCAACTTGTTCAATATAAGAGATGATATCTTCACCCGTTTTAAGACGTATTAGTTTTACTGCTTCCATTTTTTAATCCTATCTTATAGAGTTTATAGGTGAACTTTTCTTCATTATATATCTTTGTTCTTTCCACGAAATGTTTCAACGTGAAATTCATATGATTTTTATATCTCAAATCATCTGCTATGTCGTAAAGAACCGCTTCAGTTTTGTTATCACCCAATCGTAACCCTCGTCCAATAGATTGAAGATTACGAACTCTTGATTTTGACGGAGATGCGAATATAACATTATGGAGATTCCTAATATTAATTCCAGTACTAAAAGTGCCATAACTAGCCACAATAATAGCATCATTTTCGTTCTCAGTTATCCGTCTAACTTCTTCTCTAGTTTCTGTATCTGTTTTACCATATACAAAAAAGACTTTTCTTTCTCCAATATTTTTAGTATTAGATATCATATCATACAGAATTTTGCCATGTTTGTCAACATATTGATATAATATAAGAGTGTTTCCAGTCAAAGATACCGAAAGATTTTTGATGAATTTATTTCTATTATCATTCAGAATCAGGTACTCCATTTCTTCTTGATATGTTTTACCTTTCATCAACTGACAAATTTCATCGTCATGTTTTAATACCAAACATTTGATTTTAAAATCAGCAATCTGTTTATTGTCCATTAACTCTTTGGTCGTTGTGACCTTTTCAGTAATACCAAAAAGACCTTCGAGTACCAGCTTATGTGTTTTAGTTCCATCAAGTGTACCAGTAAGACCAATTCTGTATTTTGAATTGATGCAACTAGACATAATTGTCACAAGAGATTGTGCTTTAAACAAGTGTGCTTCGTCACCCATTATAAAATCAAACTGTTCAAAGTATTCTTTTGGTTGTGTATACAGAGACTGCCACGTTGAGATAGTCAATGGAAGTGTTGTGTTCTTATCTTTACCTTGATAGATTCTATGTACATTGGCAGAAACATCCCATCCGTTTGCGGTTGAATAGTCTGCAAAATCGGAATATAATTGTTCAACAAGAGATGTGGTCGGAACAATAATGAGTCCTTTTTCACACTTGTATTCCAATAACTGCCTGATAATTAGATAAATGATTAGTGATTTACCAGATGATGTTGGTGACAACAACAATGCACGTTTATTACGCATTGCATGTATATAAGCAGTCTTTTGGTAATCTCTTACACCAATGTCTTCACCTCTTGACTGTAGATTAAGTTCTGTGATAAACTTATCTGCATGGTAAACTGGATAATCTTCTGTTAAATCGGGACGTGGATCACCATACTCTAGGGAGTATTCTCTTTCTCTACAGAAGTTTTCTATGTAAGGTAGAAGTCCGTGATACAGTTCAAAAGTTCTGAGATCAAAAAGTCTAATCTTTCCGTCCCAAATTCTGTTTCTAAATGCTGGTGTGAATTGGTGTCCTGGTACAAAGAATGTAAAGTACTCTGATAACTCTTGTGCAACACCACGTTCACATTTTACTTTGACGTATGCTTCGTTTCGTTTTGATACTATTAGTTTAGTTTCCACCGATAAATCTTTCCCACGCAATATAATCTTTCAATTGGAAAGTTCTGCTTTTCAGTTCTTGTAAAATAGATTCACAAACAGCGATTGCTTCATCGTGATACATTTTCTTTTCTAATAGCCGAACTAATTCAGCATCAGATTCAATATATCTTTCGATACCCTGTTTTGTTTTTACATTTAAAAGAAAAGGTTCCCAACCATATTCTTCAAGTTCTTCTTGGGATAAAGAACCATTATAATATTCTTCTTTGATTTTACGCATACGAGCATAGTCGAAATTGACACGCTTCATAGCAAGGCGATGATTAACAAGAATTTTTAAATACTTGTTGTGTAATGTGGGTATCTTTAATAGTTCTTTACCTGGTTCTGTAGAATCAATAACAGAATCGGTGTCCCACGCTTTTAATATTTCTTCAAGTTTACTCATAATAACTCCATTATAAAACTACATTATATCACAGTTCTTCAATTTCGAACAGGTCATAACGGAAAGATGCCGTTGCGGAAACATGTTCTTCTGCTGATAATGTGGTATCAAATTCTAAATCAGATAATGAAATTGGAAATAAATTTAACATTTTTATTCTCAATTTTGGATTGTTTTGATTAGACATTACAGTAAGTACTGCTTGCTTTCTTACTTCTTTTCTTTTTGTATATGTCGTTTCGATAGAAGAAAGGTCTTTCATCCATTTATATAGTGTCGTCCATGCCGTGAGATTTTCATTCACCAAGAAGGTAATATCAAATGTGTTGTATGATATTTTTGTTCCCGAATGGAATATATCAAGATTGGGTGTTTCTTGCAAAGCCTGTCCCAGAGATACACCTGGAATATTGGCTTTCTGACAGAAGTAAATCATATCTGGAACTTCTGGAAAGGTCAGTACATACTTTGTGGGTTGTAAAAAATTGGTATTTTCTGGTTTCATATTCGTCTCCTACTTACTATTTAGGAATAAAAAAAGAGGAGCATTTCTGCTCCTCTTTTAAAGTACCACTCTTAACGGTGGTTTCTTTACTCGATATTACATCAAGTTAGCAACACGGAAGATACGATAGTATGTGTTGCGCTTAGAGTACAACTGACCTAGATCAGCATTAGAACCGCCAGCAAATGGGTTTGCAACCATGCCGTAACGTGTCTTGAAGCCAATCTTTGGTTGGAATGTAAACTGGTCAACTGCACGAACCATTTGCAATGGAACGTATGGGCAGTAGAACAAACCAGCATCATAAGGTGAAGAACCTTTGTAGCCGATTGTTACCA